TGAATTCGGTGCGCGGTTTATGGCAGTGGCATTTGCAACAGTGCTTAATGTCCGTGATGTTCATGTGCGCTTCCGGAAAGAGCTGATCGACCTACCCGCAAGCACGACATCGAACGTATGCTCGGTGCTCCGATACCACCAAGAGCAGGACCAGTCCCAGCGCCAGCGGTCTTTCATGCAGTCATGCTCCCGATGAACAGCATCGGCTCATCATGCTTGTTGCGCATGAACTGGCCGCTTCGATGCATGTGCATAGGCACCTTTCCAATCCAGTTCGCCGGGCGAATGCCGCGGTTCTTCGCGACCACCAGCAGCCCATCCGGCGCGTCGAATGCCTTGTCCTCGTTCACGTCGCGCCACACGATGAAGACGTGATGTGCTTGATCGGTAAGCGCGCCAGTGCCACGAATCGATTCACGTCCCGGCACCTGCGTCTCGTCGACCTTCACGATGTGATGCACGAGGTGAATGTGGATGTTCAGTTGCATCGCGTAGTTCGTGAGCTGATTGGCGAACACGCGTTGCCCTTCGTAGTCGTCCTGCGCAAGCCCGGTCCGCATGAGCGAGTCGAGAATGAAGTGTGTGCAGCGCTTCTCTCGGGCTGCGTAGGCGATCAGCGCAAGCACCCGCTGCGGGTCCATCATCCGGGTCTGGTTGTACAGCCAGAGCTTCCCTGAAGCCCAGTTACACGCGACGTCGATGTAGTCGTCGCACTCGCGAACATCCACATCGGGAATCGCAATCTGCGTGACGTCGGCCATGGTCTCTTCGGGCGTCTCCTCCAGGAACGCCCCGCAGACACGCTCCCCACTGCGCGCGAGGTGACAAGCGAACTGCTTGAGCATCCCAGACTTGCCGTGGAAGTTGATGCCGGCCCAGATGCTCAGATGCCCGCCAGGCAAACGAACTTTGTCCTGCAGCCCAGCCCAGGGGAGCGTGGCGCCCTGTCGAGATCCGCGCCCGTGAAGAACATCGCTGATACTGCCAACCAGCGTTTTCGGATCCACGAAGCGCTGCGTGTCCTCCTCCGTCAGCACGTAGCGATCCCAGTCGATCGGCGTCTCGCAGATCCGAACTTTCGCCAACGCGTTCATGCCGCGTCCCACACGTCAACCGGTGGCGCCGAACCGGTGCTAATCGTGAGCTTTACCGGGTTCGAACGCAGTATTTTCGCGGAAAAATCCGCTAAATCCGCTGGCGCCGGATTGCGCAGGATCATGTACACCCACAGGCCGGCGACCGCCGACCAGTCATGATCGTGATCCTTGGCGTTTCGCACCCGGATCGTCAGCACGCCGATCTCGTCCGTGAGCCTCGTCGCCCAGGCCCAGTCGTCCATCACGAAGACGGCGAGCGCCGGTGCTTGGCCACGCCGCCGGAGGTTCGCCAGGAAGCGGAGTTCGTTGGGCGTCATGACAGCGACCCCTTGTAGCGCGGATCGTCCTTCCAACTGTTTGGATTCGCCGACTCCGCCAACTTGAGGCCCCTATCGATGTGCTCCGCATCCCTGAGAAAAAGTTCGATGCTGTCGTAAACCGTCTTCTGGTCGTTCTGGCCCATGTGGTGTGGCGATCGCTTGTAACCGCTGATCGAATGGCAGAGCTGCTCGGCGGTGTATGCCTTCAGCGCGACGCGGATCACCTTCAGTCGTTTCTTGTCCAGCTGAGCCTTCGGGTGCTTGTGCTCTTGCCTCCAGTGATCGAAGACTGCTTTCACATCGGTCGGCAACGCCGACGAATGCCCGTTATGTTTTTTATCCTGATCCTGATCCTGATCCTGATCCTGGCTTGGGAGGGGCTCCGAAGGGGCTTCGGTGGGGCTCATGGTTTCTGCTGGTTCGCCCAGATTGAACGCCACGCCGTAGATCGCCAAAAACCTTGTTTTAAAGGCTTTCGGCATCTTCTCCAGTTCCTTTTTCAGCCAGGCATACCGGTTGTCCTTCGGCTTGACCGTATCGCCGATCTGATGCGTGGCCATGTTGATGACGAAAACGGTCTCCGAAGCCTCGTCATACTCACAAAACCCCTCTTCGATGAGTCTTCGAAGGGCCTCCGAAGCCTCTTCTAACGTCAGCCCTGTTTCGTGGGCCATGTACAAAATCGGGCAGTGATAAACCCCGGTCGCGGTGGCGTGCGGGCTGGTCGGCAGATAAGCCGCAAGGATCTGCGCATCCTTGTCTCCGCGCAGTCGCTTACCCGTGGTGCCGATCCAGAATCGAGGGGCAATGGTTCCGTAATCGCGCACTATCTCAACCCCTGCTCGCGTTCCATTTCTTCGATGCGATCGGCAGTGCGCATGGACCGTAAGCGCAATAGCTCGTCCCAGGCGTCACGACGTGCTTCCGGTGTTTCAGCCGTGTGGAGCAGGAGCGCCTGGAAGTCGATGCTGGCTTCGAGAGGGTCGCCCTTGATCTGAGTTTTCGTATTCATCAGGGCTCAGACGTAGGAACTTTCAATGCAAATTCGTGACGCAGTTCGCGCAACTGTCGGGGATGTTTTCAGTGTTGGGCAAAGCCCCCAAGGCGTTGACGGCACATCGCTTACACCGCGCCGTTGACCTGAGTAGAAGCCGCTAGTGGGTTTCTCTTGCTCCAAGGTGACAGCAGGATTACAAAGTTGATCCAAGTTAATCAGCACGGATGAGCGGGCAGACGACGTATTCATACATTGCCCCTCGCCTCCACCAAGAGACGGACCGCACGCCTGTGATCGGCCAATTCCTTCTTCAGCTCCTCGTTCTCTCGTTCCAGTTCGGAGCAGTGCTTTCTTATAGTTCCCCAGTCATACCCACGTTTCTCAGCGAGCCAGATCAGCGGTATTTCATTTCCAACGATGTTCAGGTAGTTCACAAAGCGTTCATCGACGGGAAAATTCCCGTCTCCGCTTTTCATCCGCGACCAGTGACCTTTATCTATGCCGAGCGCGTCATAGATTTGTTTGTCTTCGAGGCCCGATACTTCCTGCGCCAGGTGGATCGCGCGCAGCAACGTGGTCCGCCTCACTATCGTCGCTATTGACACGTCATCCGCAGAGTCAGGCCGATGAGATGGCAGCAATGAGAGCTGTCCAGGGTCGGCAACCGGTTTCAACTTAGTTGACGGCATTTGACGATGGGTCTTGTAGGCAAATTTTTTTACGGGGGAGAAGATGAGCAAGACGAAAGGGAACTACCCGCACTTACGATTAGTTTTCAGCCGCGAGGATTCGAGTGGATACAAATCGGGACGAATGTCAGAGCGCGACACGCCAGAGATCGATTCGAGTGCCAGCACTCGCTCGGCGGGAACTCTTCCCGAGCGGCGCCATTTCTGGACAGCCTGGTATCGAACGCCAAGCTTCTCGGCGACGGACTTGAGTCCACCGCCCCCCTCTATCGCACGCAAAACGGCTTCCATGACGTCGAATTTACAACCGCCGGTTGCTATTAGTCAACAACTCCCAGTTGCAGCGCGTTTTTCTAAGATGCAACTCATGGTTGTCGACAGCAAACAAGAGCGAGAAAGGTTCGCTAAGGCTCTGAATGAGCGGGTTGCGAAGGAGCACCCGGCGTTCCGTGGTCGGCCGCAGTGGCTCCACAAGAAGCTCAAGGAGTTTCGGACCAAGAATGGACGGCGCGGCAAGGTGAGTGTGCAGACCTGCGCCTATTGGCTCAACGGCACCAAGATCGCGAAGCTGGAGAACGCCACCCTGCTCTGCGACGCCCTAGGCATGACCCGCGGCGAGCTCTTCGGCGAAACGAACGACAATCGCCTGGCCGCAATCATTGAGCGTTGGAACGACCTACCCGAACACCAAAAGAACGGCGTGTACTCGATGATCGTGCCGCCGGAAGAGCAGCGGGGTGAAATAGACCATGTTAAGGAGAAGCGCCGCAGCGCTGGTTAGCTTAGTGGCGATCGGATGCACACCAGACCCGTACGCCAACTTGCCCAAGCCTCGATCCTTCTTTGAGCAAGAGCAGGTTGGCTCGGCACAAGACTATGCCCTGATCAAGTGGAATGACCCTGATGACCACGTAGCAACAGCCCATGGCTTTGCTGACGATGGTGAGGGCTGTTGGCTCATGGCCGAAGGGCTCAACCGAAACGCCTGCGCGGAGACTGATGGCCGGAACTGCCGAAACCCCTTTTCATGCGTCCCGATAGTTCCCAGGGACTAAGCTGAACGGGGCTGAGCCTCTCTAGATACCCTTCCCCCGCAAGAACCCGGCCTAGCGCCGGGTTTTTTGTGCCCTAAGCACAACCACATTCCGTGGTTGCAGACGCTTCCTGCAAATAACAACTCGCGGTTGTTGACAACTGCAACCGCCGGTTGTAGATTTCTTCCATGCCGAAGCAACTCACCCCCGCCGAACGCAACCACTGGAGCCGGGCTCAGACCGCAGTCCTGAACCGCTTCAACTGGCCCGCCAAGCGCAAGGTCAACGCCGAGTTCGTCGTGAAGCTGGCTTCACAGATCGCTGACCACGCGGTGGCCGAGTACCGCGCACGCACGAGCCGCTGACAGGAGACGACATGAGCATCCAAATCGACGGAAACAAAGTTCGCTTCTGGTCTCGCAAGGCCGATGCGATCAAGGCCGTCCAGTCAATCGGCTGGCAGGTGAAGGACGTGATGCCCGTGCATACGCGCTTCAGCGCTGGCTATGCCATCAGCGTCCCCGGTGCGGATCTCACGTTCCTCTCCCGCGAGAAGTTCTCGGAACTGTTCTACGCCCGCAATGGCGCGAACGCCGAGCCCACTTGGTACGTGGCCCACGGTTGAGCACATCCACAGGAGTGCGCTAGGTGGCCACCGTCCGCAAATTCTTGGCTTGGTTCTTCAGCGGTAACGCGCGGAGTTCCCGCGACCCGCTGAAATACGAAACCCGCGATTGGAGAGCGTCATGAGCCGTATCACTCGCAAGTTCTGGTTCCGCGGTGACGAGC